CTCGAACATAGATTCTATACGTAGGTTAGCTATCGTGTTATAGCGGGTCCAAGCTTCACGTACAGTATCGAGTACGAGTAAGTCACTTGACTGATTAGCGCCGTCATCACTCGTTGGTAGTGCTACAAGTAGTCTACGTTGACGACTATCGAAGTGCATTGATGCGCTACTGACTAACTTGTTCGCATCGCGTGTGAGTATGAGGTCACGTACTTTGAGTGACTTCTCAATAGCAGCGAATTCACTATCTTCTACTCGAGGTGTCAAGTTGAACACGCCACCATCACTCAGGTAGTACACAGCAGTGTCAGTGCGTATAATACTACGAGAGTTAACAAGTCCGATGTTACTGATATACGTTACGAGTCTGCGTGTAGCTGTGAGTGGTTGATCACCCCCGCTAATACGATATACACTTCTACGTGTGAGCGCGAACAGTGAACTATTCCACTCAACCATACCAACGATGAAGTCTGCACTATCACCACCGCTAACTACGACATCGAATGGATCAGTAGCTATACCATCTAAATCGTCAGTGATTTGGAAGAAGCTATATCTATCTTCAGATGGGTCTATACTACTGATAACGATACGTGACTTATCGTTACTGAACCCACTTAGCGCTAGTCTACCTTGATATACACAGGCAACTGACGGGTGTATACCTTGCGTGTAGTCAGAGAACTGACCTAGACCATATATGCGTCTGTATGCACCACTACGGAACTGTGATTCCTCGACTTCTAGTGCTAGACCATTCACACCCGCTGACTGAGTGTTTGTGATTGTGATAACATCTGTAGCACCTACACCTGATGGGAAGCTACCTGTGAAACCTACCCAAGTTGCTACATCGAATGGGTTAGTAACCTGTAGTAAGTCATCACGGAATAATGCAGGTCGTGACTGACCAGATGTCGCACCTGTATAATTAGTAGGTTTGAACTCATCATTGACTGTTACACGAATCGCGTTAGCCACTGCTGACTTAGATTGACGGAACCTTAGCTCACGGAACCTTAAGGCTTTAACAGACTCAGGTGGTTGTGGGAATGGTGTACGTGCTGCACCGAACGTGATGAAGAATGGTGACTGTTGGATAAAGTTATTAGCGCCTGGAATGTATACACTACCATCACTGAAGTTGTACTCGTCAGGTGTACTCGGTTGAGATGCTGCTGTATATGTGTCGTTGACGTTAGATGACTTACATAGTAGAAGTACAAGTGATTCTTCACCAAGGACGATATCACTACGTAATGCTTCGGGAATAGCTACATTATTATCATTAGCGTTGACGTTGAACCTGCTAAGAGTATCATAGAACCTGTCACCTAACCACTTGATAGACTCTGCCCACCAACACCAACGGAACCCGACCACATCATACGATATACTCTCCGAAGCATTGAGTGTAATAGGTAATGTGAGTGTCGCTACCTTGAGTCCTGCATCATATACGTATGTTAGCGTTGATCCAGGGTAAGTGATGCGTGTACCATCTTGACGTGTGAGATATACTATATCAGTGAATAGTGCAGGAGTAGTACTTAGGTTATCACCGAGTACTTGCTTATCTACACGGATTGTATTCGTAGCACCTGATGTAGATGTGTTGTACCGTCGTTCAACTGCGTACACCTCAACAGGTGGTTTATCCGCTCTCAACGCTAATACACGTGAATACGTATCAGGTAACTGTACCCACTGTGTTGGTTCATTTCGTAGGTTACCTACTGTACTATACACATTGTTAAATGTACGTTCTGCTTTAAGTGTATCATTAGATTGACTGTATACGGTTAGATTAGCGCCTGAAGCTACCACGCTGTAGTTATACCCTAGAACGCTCCGAATACCTACCCCGTACCCAGTACCCCCGGACGGTGTATTAGACAGCTTACGGGTACCTTTACGCTTGAGTAGTGAGCCATCTAGACCCACGTTGACATTGAGTAATTCTGTAGCATCACTGAACGGTACATTGAGTCTACTAGCGGTAGTATTTAACCCACCGAAGTTGTAGCTCTGAATACTGAAGTCATCTGTCTGTGTCTCTCGTTGGAATGTCATTGTTATTATCTACCTGCACGGTGCATGGACAACTTACCTACTGGTGCTTTACGCTCGAATGACCTGAACTGCTGTACTAACTGCTCGAATTCTTGTTGGAAGTACGAAGCTGCTTGTGCGTCATCCAGATACCTGATACACATCAAGTGGCACGCTTTCTTCTCGATTAGCGGCATGTATCGCTCAGGGATGTTGACGAACGTCTCATTCTCTTGTGTAGGTACAATGATCGGTTCTTGCATGTAGAACACGATACGTCCTTGTGAGATTAGGTCAGACGGGTACTGCGAGAACTTAACACCACCTGTTACGAGTGTATATAGTTTAGCGGAGTCAGATGTGCCAGTATACGCTGTGACAGGTTGACAGTCTAATTGAATCTCAGGTACATACGTTAGCTCTCGATAACCACTTGTATTGTCACCTACTAGCACACCGAATAATCGTTGGTACGTTGGAAGTGACGCTACATTAGCCGTCCATGAGTTAGCGATAGACTTCTTGTAGAGCCAATCCCACGTGTGTAAGGTCTCAGTGTCTAGGCACGCTTGACGGATACAGTCGCGCACGCGATCGCCTTGTACGTTATTGATAGTCAGTACGGGACGTTCACCAATAGAGCGGAATACTACATTAGCGGTGTCAAGTAATGTTGATGTTGACATGGTTATACGATGAGTGTGGTACTTATGAATAAAGCCCCCTCTACATACAGATGATTACCGTACACAGAAGAGGCTGCACAACTAGGAGGCTATGATTCTACCCGCTAATAAGAGGGTAGACAATTGATTAGATACCGCTCGTGTGAATCACAACTGCATGATCAGGACGCCACACCTTAGCACCGTAGAGGTTCGAGGTAACGAAGGCATCAGCGAGATACAACGTTTCACGAGAAGATTCAGACTTGATGTTCTGTTGAATACCTGCACAGATCCATTCAGGATGACAAGCAACGGCGGTAGCCCATTGATTAGCGCCACCGAATAGCCCCAACGTCTGACCTGCATCAGCAGAAGTAGCACCTGCACCAGAGAATACGGGTAGACCGAGGTACGAAGCGTTGGTCTGTGCATCCAAATCACTAGCAGATGAGGTGGTGCGAGTGTTAATAGAGCCGTGCTGGTCAGGCATGTATGGAGAGTTGAGTACACCCGGAGTAGGTAACAGTACACCGTCGCGCCCGTTACGGTAGCCTAGATTACTGTTGATACCGATCTGCGTAGACACCTCAACCGTGAAGTCGAGGATACGTCCGACCACACCGTTAGTTACAGGTGAACCACCACCATTAAAGTCGGTAGAGATGAACACGTTGATGTTCAAGAGGTCAATGTACTGAGCAGGAGAGATATATAGTTTACGTCCTTCACTAGGGATATCTGCTTCATCTAGCTTCTGTTTAGCGAGTAGAATAGAAGCGTAAGTCAGAGGACCAGGAGTACCAGCCCAATGTGCGTTCAGTGTACCGTCACCGATGAGGTCGTTAGTACCGTTATTGTACGATACCAAACGCTGCGAATCATAAGCGTTGATGACTGCTCGGTGAGATAACATGAAGTTATCCATGTCTCGTGCTAAGGCGTAACCAGCTTCACGCGTGTAATCATTACGTAATGCACGGTTAGCTTGGATATTAACGATGTCTTCAATCATGAAGCTACTTTCACGGTAGCGGGTGATGTTGAAGATGAACTCACCGTCGTTACGTGCTTGGAGAGTTACTGGAGTTTGAGGCAGTTTATCGTAGACTGCTGCACGTGAGATATTAGGGATACGAATGGTGTCACCTTTCTTACCCTCGAAGGAGATAATCTTAGCCCCTTCTTTCATCATGAAGCGTTGATCACGGTACAATCGTACTTCGTTAGACCAGACCTCTGGTACGAAAGTCTGTACACTTGCTAGGTCTAATGCAGATCCGCTATAACCTTGTAATGGCATGTTGTTTGATTCCTATGTTAGTGGATGTGTGTGTTCTCTGGATGATGTACTTACCGACGGACTCTACCTTGCGCATACGCTAACATGATACGATCAGACTGCTTGTAGTACTCATCCTGTGGCATACGATCAATCTGTGCTTGCGTGTACCAGTACTTGTTACCTCCATTAGCGGGAGAAACCTTAGTACTTGATTTCACCTTGGCAGTACCACGTCGTTGTTGGTCCTGTTCGTATCGCGCGTACAGGACTTGAGCACCTTTAGGCGAATCATACGCTTGTTGTTTATCCGGTGGTAATTTATCCCATAACGTCTTGACTACGGCTAACCGTTGCTCAACTTCAGTTACAGATACATTCCACGCAGCACTCAGCTCGTACTTCTGCTCGTTGACTGCACGTTTGATTGAATCATCACGTAGTCCTTGTACAAGGTCTCGTGCTTCCTCGAGTGGGATACCGAACGCCTTGTCGAAGTCACTACGGAACTGCTCGAATCGTGGGCTACCTTCTACGAACTCATCTTCCTCTGGTTGCTCAGGGTCGAGTGGTAAGTCACTGATATCAGGTAGTTCATCCCCGCTAATATCTAATTCATTAGCGGTGTCAAGTACTAGTTCATCATCCTCGGTGTCGTCTACTTGGTCGTCACCTAGATCGTACTTGATAGTCGCTCTAGATCCCCTGTAGACCGCTTCTGTTTCCTGGAGGTAGGATTGCTCCTGATCCGGGTTCGAGGGCTGCTGTAGGGTCTCCTGCGGGGCTTGTAGGGGCTGTTGCTGCTGCATCTGTCATCATCTCCTGTTGTCCTTGAGTTGTTGTGTTCGGGGATAGTTCAGTACCAGACATAAGCTGGTTCATCATATTCATCCCACCGTCAGCACTGATCTGTTGTTGTAATGCGTTCGCCATTCCTACACTCGGTAACTCACCTGAATTAACTGCATCTACTAATGGATTACCACTGGTAGGTGTTGGCGTTACTTGTTGCTGCTGTGGTTCTTCTTTCTTGAGGTAACGTTCGGGTTCATCGAATCCCCAATGATTGAGGAGATCGGTGAGGAACATATCCATATTGAGC